ACTTGCGACTTCACAGCGTACGACCAGAGCTGCACTGGTGAAACGCTGTGGTTCGAAATCAAGTTGCTCCGTCACATCGGAGTCCCAGAAGAGCTTGTCTCACTCTACTGGGAGCAAAAGATCAATTTGCAGACAACTTTCGGTCATTCCGCGGTGATGCGCTTCACCGGGGAACCATGGACTTTCGTGTTCAACACGGCCTTCAACATGGCCTACATGTGGACGCGTTACGATTTGGCCAATGACCAATCCTGTCCCCCCCAATGCTTCGCCGGCGACGACTCCCTCTTTTACAGTCGTCTAGAAGAACGCGCTTCGTGGCCCTTTTATGCAGAAAGGTTCACGTTGGTTGGGAAGACCCTCCTGTCCGACACACCGGACTTTTGCGGATGGTGGCTTTACCCCACCATCGTCCGCAACCCTTTACTCCTCCGGCTCAAGCTGCTATACCGAGCCGGTAAAGGCAGGCTTCGCGAGTGCATTGACTCGTTTTTCCTCGAAGCCATGTTTGCTTATCGCGGAGGCGATTCGCTCTGGGACCACGTCCCCATCGATTTCTTGGAGCACCAGCGTGGAGTGATGGACTTTTGTTACAAAAGGTCCTCCTTGGTGCCCCACCTGTACATAGCCAGCGCACCCCCCGTGCCGCTCTAGTACGAGTCTATAATGTTTGGTTTATCCTTACGTTATTCGGATTTTCTTTCCGATCTGCAACTACCATGTCCTACGTAGTAGCAGAAGCAGCGTACTTTCGTGGTACCGTCCGCGTCGCGGATGGTGCGCAATTTGGCTCCGCCTGTTGGAATCTCCACGGGCTTGACCAGGTGCTTAACAGCACCGGGTTCCACCGCACTTGCTCCTTCTCAACGCTTGAGTTGACTCACGTCTTCTCGCAACCTCGAGTTGGAGGCAGTGCAACCTCCCCGACCTTGGCCTCTCACGCCGTCATATCGGCAGCCTTGGTCCCCGCTGACACTGTCCCTGTCACCACGCTGGTCGAGATGTACTCCATCCCGACCCGCCAGTTCGACAGTGCTGGCACAAATGGAGAAGGTTTGGTCAAGCGAATGACCCTCTCCCTGCCCTCAGTTCTGAGCGGCAAACTAAAAGGCAATGCCCTTGAGGATAACCCTCAGGCAGCCCTCATGATCGCGATTGATTACCAGAGACCAATATCTGGTAACTTTGACGCGTCATTTGGCA